AATAACTTGGAGGCAATAGTAGCAACTAGCCACTAGTTTTGCATTTCGCATTTTCGCAGAACGTCTTGCGAGAAGCTGCTTTCGCAAACCTGTCGCAAGACCGCGCTTGGCCTGATCTCTCAGTTTATTGTCCGCCAAGCCGGACAGATGCATGCTCACAACACGCATCAGCGGCTCACAACCGTTCTTCGCCCATCTGCCAGCTTCTGTCCAAGCTTTCGCTTAGCGCAGCGCTCAGCATTGAGCTGTCATCAACATCCAATTTACAAAGATCAATAGCGTTGTTGAAGAGGAACTTTCACATTCATTCAACATTGCTTATTATATCAAAAGTAGGTTTTTTGTTAACCAAAACTTTCTCAATAATTTCGTCCACTCAACATTCAGCGAACCACCGAAGTGATCTGCTCAACATCTTGTTGACATTACATATTATAACAAAAACTTCAAAAAAGTTAACTAAAAGTTTAAAGCTTCCACTTTTTGTTAGTGGAAGCTCTATTTGTCACTTATATGTCTGTCAAGCTTCCACGTCACCAGGTTGTCTAATTGCGATATTTTGCAGCAAATGCTTCTGAAGCATTAGCGCATCCAAATATGGATGGCTGCTTGTATTGCAATCTGACTATGTCTTGGTTCTGTTTCATCTCAACAATTTATATTATATACTCTTAGAAAAATGTGACAAAGCTCCTAAGTTCTTTGTAAATTGATTTTGAATTGTCAAAATGCTAATCATCAATATTTAATAAATCTATATTTTTAATAAAATCTTCTGTTGTATTTAATATTCTTACTGTTTTAAGCTTATTTAGCCATAAATTTTTAGTTGAATGGACTTTTCCTGTAAGATTGTCAAACGCAAAGCATTTTGTTCTTGCAACTACTGAACTAATCATTCCATGAAGTCTATCTGTAACTACAACCTCAGCTGAAGACAACTATCTAAGCTTGCTTAAGACTATTTCTTTTGAATTTAATATAGTCAATTGGTTGTCAATGAAGTCAACGTCTTCTATTTGATAGTTATTGTCAGCAAACCATTCTCTTATCTTTGACGTGTCTGGTCGTATCAACTCTTTGTCATGCCTAAGTATAAATATCACTTTTCTAGTTTTTGGCTATAAGTCATTAAAATCATATGATAGCACAGTATCTGGAAGAAGTTTGAGATTTTTTATTTTATCAACATATTTGAAATATGAATTGTCTCTAAGACATACTACAAGTTGTTGATGTGCATTGAAAACATTGATTATTTTCTCTTCTAATTCAACATCATCTGCATAACAATAGAATGAATTTGGCAAGCATATGATTCTATTATCTGGAAGATTCTGGATAAGATACATCATATTGTCATTTGCTCCTCGCCATAAACTTCCGATATATCCACCACCATGAATTAAAATCAAGTCACCACTCTTGAATATCTTGTTGGGATTCATGCCAGATTGCCGCATTGCAGCAATAGATGAATCATACATTATCTTGTAATCAATGTCTTCAAGTAGACATCTCTCAGCAAGATATATCAAATTGTCACCAACATTTACATGACTTGGTATGTTGACTAGCCATATCATAAGTCTTTATAAGCATTGAATCTCATTTCACACTCAAAATGTCTGATGTACCGTCTGTCATCAATCTCAGGCCAAAACTTCTTTAAGAGAGGAGAATGTATAGTCTCCAGAGGAAGCACCGCAGTGTCTTTGAACTGCTGACATGATGCAGTAGTCTCTGGTGTGCAAAGAATGTAGTCTTTAAGCGGCTCATACAGTGTCTTGTTTGAGAATCCATGATACGCATCATTTCCAGCACACAATGGAAATTTGTCTATGTTAGTCTATATAGATTTGACAAACACCTCATCTCTGTTGTCAAAGCAGCCAAAGCAGTAGAAGTCTCGTATGTCTCTATTGCTGTTGAGAAGCTTTGCTGAAAAACTTTTTTTATACATGCCATCAAACGATTTCAACGGCCAAGTATCACAATCAACCCATATTCCGCCATAGCGGTGGACAAAATACTAACGAAGTACATCTGACAGTCGTGAGATGCATTTGTTGCTAGAAAGCTGCATGTCATACATCTTCTTGTACATGTCATAGTATTTGAATGACTTGTCAAACACATCATCTAGACCAATATGAAGCATCACATTCCAACTTGGATTTATTCTCTTGTATTCTTCATATGATAATTTAGCATATTTTGGAAGTGTTGACTCATCATTCCATAACATATGTATGTTCTTGTCTGTCATAATCAATATGATGATGAGGATGAACCTGAAGATACAATTAATGTTCCATTAGAGCAATATATTATTGTTCCGCTGCTAAGTTTCCATGGATAATTCCGCATGCTCTATACATATTCAACAGTCTTGCTTTCTATGAATAATTCACTTAAACTGATGCACTTCTCGAACACATTCTCCTCTATACTCGTCACACTGTTTGGAATAGTCATGCTCGTCAGCGCTCTACAGCTGCTAAACGCACTCATCTTAATGGTTGTCACACTGTTAGGGATCGTCACGCTCGTCAGACCGCTGCAATTGTAGAACGTGCCATAGTCAATGCTCTCTATTGAGTCTGGAATTGTCACACTTCTAAGACTTCTGCAATTTTGGAACGCATTAGACTTGATGCTCGTCACGCTGTTCGGAATCGTCACACTCGTAAGACCGCTACAGTTGCAGAACGCTATTATACCGATGCTCGTCACACTGGATGGAATTGTCACACTTGTAAGACTTCTGCAGTTGTAGAATACCCCTTCCTCGATACTCGTCACACCATCAGGTATCGTCACGCTCATAAGTTCTTCACAGTTTTGGAATGCATATATCCCGATGTTCGTTACGCTGTTCGGTATCACTACGTTTTTCAGACTGACGCAGCCGTAGAACGCATTATCCCCGATGTTCGTTACGCTGTTCGGTATCACTACGTTTTTCAGACTGACGCAGCCGTAGAACGTATTATCCCTGATGCTCGTCACGCTGTTCGGTATCGTCACGCTCGTAAGACTGTTGCAACCAGAGAACGCAGACCACCCGATGCTCGTCACGAGATCTGGTATTGTTATGCTTGTAAGCTAGCTGCAATTGTAGAACGCCATATTACTAATACTCGTCACAGGATTTGCTTGAGTTCCTGTTCCAATTTCAATTGCAACTATATTTGTTGGATTATCTATTTGACCTGTTGATGTTCCGGCATTATTCAAAAGTGCAATTGTTCCGCCAAGCATCTTTGTTTTCCACTCAGTATCACCTGCATACTTGTACCAAGTCTCTTCATGAGTCGCTGGAGCAGGTGGTGCTGCATGTGTTTTCATCCATAATTGGACTTTATTAGATGGGCTTCCTAAAAATATTTGAGTCATTGCATAATTCCTTTATTGTATTTTACATGTCTTTATGTTTAAATAGTTTTTTATCTTTTGCAGCATCCATCTGAAAGGATGCTGATGGCGAAACAATATCTCATCAGCGGCTGCTTCAAGCATTGCTTCATAGTTTTCTTTTCCTTTGTCTGTAAGCTTGTGCAAGCATACATATGTCTTTGAATCATACACCATAATACTATTTACTTCAAGCAATTATAAGCTGAAGCCAGTTCCAACATTGAAGTAGAAGCTTGGCATTCTGTTTCTTTGGCTCAAGCCATTAGCTGCGCTGCTTGGCATGTTAGGTGTGTTCCAGCTTGGACCATCATCCATAACGCCTCCAAAGAATGGATCATCATTCTTTCTGAACTAGAACACGGCATTCTTGTCATTCTCTGCTTTCTCAGCTTCAAGTGCTTTGCCAAGCTTCTGCTTAAGCTCGTCTTTGAAGTCAAGAAACTCTTTGTACAATGGATCATCAGTCACTACCTTGACTTCTTGTTGTGTGTACTCTTTCAATGGCTGAAGCAGTTGAGGATAGATCTTCTCAAGCTGTGATGTGAAAGTCTTAGCGCAGATGAAGTACTTCTCAACAATGTCTGGCTGAAGGATGTAGCATGCCCAAATCCATGCCATGACGCAGTCATCATGCGCTCCTTGCACAGCCTAGTAGACAAGATGCACGCCTTTGTTGTCTTTTCTCACAAATGCAGACATCTCATCAAGAAGCTCTTTGTCAAGTATTGTCCAGCCAAAGCCAAGTGTAGTCATCATCTCTTTTGCCCAGATGCATGCACGCTCTTTGACTGTGATGTGGCTGAATATTCCAGCTTCTCCATTCTTTCCTTCAGTGACGATGTTTGGATATTCATAAGTTATGCGAAGACTGTCAAGATATCCAGAGCCAACACCATTTCTTTCACAGATGTAGTAAGGGTCATTGTATGCTTTCAGAACTCTTCTTGTTATGAACGCAAACTCGACAGGACTTACTTTGTTAGATGAGAACTTAGCGCACTGTATGATGTTAGACAAGTCTGTGACATCCCATATGTACAAGACGCTGCTGTCTCCACCACCACCTTCAGCGCAGTCACCAGTAGCGAGATAAGTCCGTTCTGGATTGAACTCATGCCACATAGTGAACTTGTACATCTTGTTCTAGTCTTCTGACAAGATGGACTGCTGCTTGCCATTCACAAGATCTCTGTCTAATGCTTTCAACTCTGACAGCTTTATCCTGTACTTCTCTATGATGTCGTCAGGTATGAGCTTCTTCACTTGGCCACTTGTAAGGAACACATTGCCAAACTCTTGGTCGAAGCGCTGCTAGCCAATAGCTGCTATCGTGCTTTGCTTCCATGCTTCATCTCTGCCGGGCACGTCCCACCAGTCAAAACGGAATGGAACCCAGCCATCAGTGTTCTTAGCTTTGTCTTTGCTGTTCGCTTTCTGCCAGATCTCATAGTACAAGTTGTTTGGATCTGCGCCATTTGGTGTTGACACCATTATGAACTGAGACTTCTTTGATGATGAAATTACAGGATAGATTGACTCAAACACTTTTGAAGCGATGTTGTTTGGCACGAATGCTTGCTCGTCACATATCACTGTTCCTGCAGAATATCCACGAGCAGCGTCTGAAGCTGTAGCGAATCCTTTCATCTCAGATCTGTTAGCGAACAGAATCTGTCCTTTGTTCCATGTCAAGACGCCAGGCTTCAGCCAGCTTGGAAGATATTCATACGCTAGCCTGACACGTGACAAGATCTCAAGGCTTGTGTCAGCTTTGTTTGCAAGAAGCATGATTCTTTCGTCAGGAAAGAAGCACATCTTCCAAAGTGCGTAGATAGTGTATGTAGTAGTCTTTGATGACTAACGTGAAGCAAGCACTATGCAGCGCTTCTGCTCAGTGAAGTACTTGAGGAGCTCATGCTGCTTTGGATATAGCTTTATCGTCATCAAGCCTTTGTCAAGATTTATGATCTTGAAGTACTTCTCAGCGAAGTATGTTATGTCTCGCTTGCATCGTGCAATCTCTCTCACTCTGAAAGCGAACTCTTCTTTGCTTACATGCTCTATTATGTTTGGCTTCTTTATATTCGCCAACTCTTCATTGTTTATGTCCATAGCTTAGATTTTATCCCTTCTTAGATTTTATCTTTCTGTCTTGAAGCAAACCAAAATAAAAGCAGCTTAGACTTAGCTGCTTTTACTTCATACGCTTAAGTTGTCACTTAGCTTTTCTTCTTCTTGTAGCTGTCAATGGCTGTGTAGTTGGTGCAATAGTCGCAGAAATGTCTGCGCTGTCAACCTCTTCATCGTTCTTGAACTTCTTCAACATGACAGCTAGACTGTCATGAAGACTGTCATTTACTGCTTCAGTGTTAAGTTCATTGTCCCATATTGTTGCTGGAATTATGATTTGGTCTGCAGTGAAGTCAGTCTAACCATTATTTTCTTCATTGTCAGTTGGCCAACCAGTGACTTCAACAAATGCCATTTGTGGTGGAACTGCTGCATCAATTCCACTTGGCTGTCTGAATGTTGCAACTGAAAGACCATATCTTGCTGGATCATTTATGTCAAGAAGATTGCTTCCATCTATTGTTATCTGCTCACCTTTCCTGACAAATCCATCTTCTGCTGTCTCAGACTTTATGCTAGTGAAAGTCATTGGAGTGTCATCTTCTGGTGGTGTTTCAGGTGTTGTCTGATCTGTTGTCTGCTCTCCTTCACCTGTCTGTCCACCATCTTGTGGCTGAAGCTATGCAGCTAATTGCTCTACAGTGCGTTCAAGTGCAGCTATTCTGTCTTCAAGATCATTAGCTCTAGACACTGTGGCATAGTTTTCTAGTGAAGTCTGAACATCAGCTATAGCGGCATCAAATTGTTCTGTTTTGACATATTCACTTAGCTTTTCATCTAGCTCTTCAACTTCAATTATGTTCTCTAATGCAGTTTGTGGAAGCACTAGATCTGTAAGTGACATCTCATTAAGTTTTTTCGTATCAGTTGCCATTGTTGTTTACCTCTTAGTGTTATTTACTTATTGTCGCATGAAGTAAATAATGCTAGTCACTCAAACAGAAAGAAGTAACACAATGATGACATTCATAACAACATTCTTGCTTAAGTTCTTGACTGTCGACAATCTTTGCACAGTCATAGCTAAAGCAATATCTGCTTTGCTTGCTTATGCTTCAAAGAAAGGCGGCAAAGCATGGGACATAGCAAAGTCAGTAATAGTCAAAGTCAACAACTGGACTTCGCTTTTCTTGCAGGTCTATGATGACGAGAAGATGACTGAAGAGGAAGAGAAGCTTATCGCTGACGCTATCAAGAACAAGACTGACATAGCCAAGGTGATAGACATCATAAAGAAAGCTAAAGAGGAAAACAAATGAGCTAGATGTTTTTTGGAAACGCACGCGTGATGCTGTTCACACCAAACAGTGGATCAACACCGCCTACAGCAAGAACAGCAACAAGAGTCTGGTATGGGGATGATGAAAATGTTTATACGGATTATGAATTTTCTGGAGACATT